CCTGTGGGCAAGAAGTGGTTCTACTCGGAGTTTAATGTGCCCATCCCGGAAGAGGATGAAGAGACCATCGGCGGGGCCCCGGTACCCGGCCAACCCACTGCCCCCGTGGCAGCCAAAAGCGACTTGGAAACAGTGGTCGCGAAAATGGGCGCAAAAACGGACGATCCTACGCCGCGCGATACATTGGCGGCGTTAGCAGGTGATCGCTTTAATTTCGCCGATTCTGAGCCCCTGGTGAAACAAATTGCCGCAATGCTCGATGAGGCAGGGAGCCTGGAGGAATTCATGGCCATGCTGGAAGAGGCGGGCGGGGACCTGGACAAAGACGAGTTGGCCACGCGCATGGCCCGTGGTCTGGCCCTGGCGGATATGGCCGGGAGGTATGACGAGCGATGAGCGATAGCGCCTTGTTTATGAACCTCCCATTTCAGGAGGCCATTGACTTCTTCATGCTCAAGACAGGCACGCCCACGGAAACGTGGGATGTGCTGTGGGAGGAAGCACACCAGCGTGCGTTTACGATCGCGGGTGCCATGGAGGAGGAGCTGCTGGAGGGATTGCGCGGGGCGGTGGGTGAGGCGATCAGCCAGGGCACCACGCTGGCAGACTTTCGGAAACGCTTTGACAGCCTGGTTGATAAATTTGGCTGGGCCTACAACGGCGGCAGGGACTGGCGGACCCGAGTGATTTACGAGACCAACCTCTCCGTGGCCTACGCCAAGGGCCACTGGGATCAGATGACCAATCCCCATGTGGTCAAGGTGCGGCCCTTGCTTCGGTATGTGGGGTCATCATCTGCCAACCCCCGGACCGACCACGCAGAGTGGGCCAATCTGGTGCTGCCTCATGACCACGAATTTTGGAACACGCACGCACCTCCGAATGGCTGGGGCTGAAAGTGCGGTCTGGTGAGCGCGTCCGCTCGCGAGATTGAGAAGCTGAAGGCCCAGGGGATCGACATCAAAACCGAGGCCCCTGCCATCGACTACTACGACTGGACCAACCCCCGAACCGAGGAGGTGATCCAGGTGCCCCAGGGGATCGACCCCGGATGGGCATACAACCCCGGCAAGATGGGGTGGAGGGACGCGGCGTGACAGGTGCAGCAGTCCAGACCAACTACGATGACAGCCAGCTCCAGGAGCTGGTGCGCAAGGTGGGCCTCCGGGCCCGGACATGGCAGGCGCCCCTGGCCATCATCGGGGAAGTGGTCCGCACCTCGGTGATTCGGAACTTCGAAGAGGGCGGGCGGCCCGAGGCCTGGCAGGAGCTGTCAGAGACCACCCTCCTCACCAAGCGGAGCGGCAAGGTCCTGGTGGAACAGGGCTTTGCCGGGGGCCTCATGGGCAGTATCCACGCAGAGATTGTGGGAGCAGACACGGTGCTGGTGGGCACCGACAAGGTTTACGGGGCCATCCACCAGTGGGGCGGCATGGCAGGACCGGGCAGGAAGGTGAAGATACCGGGCCGTGAGTACCTGATGGTGCAGGACGAGGACTGGGTGGAGATCATAGAGACGTTGCAGGATTACTTGCTGGCGTAAGGCCAAAGGGGAAGGCGAATGAAAGATCGAATTATCATTGTGGTTAGCAAGATCGAAACCGAAGACGGCAAGGCACCTGAGTGGATTGTTTTGTTTACCAAAGGGAAAGGCAAGCTGGAGACCGGCGAGGAATACCTGGTGGATGAAGAGGCATTCCGGATGGTGTCAGCAAAGTTTGAAGCTCGCGGCATCGACATGGTGATCGACTACGAACACCAGACTCTCAAGGATGGTGAGGCCCCGGCAGCCGGTTGGATCAAGGAACTCAAGTGGGATGCGGCCAAGGGCATCATGGGCCGGGTGGAGTGGACGGAGAAGGGGGGCTCGTATGTGGCGGCCAAGGAGTACCGCTATCACAGCCCGGTTTTCGCCTATCGTCCGTCAGATAAACGGGTGGTGGTGCTGGCCCATGCGGCCTTGACCAACTGGCCCAAGACCAACAACCAGCGGCCTTTGTTGGCCGCTAAACTGGGGTTCGATGACGGCCCTGATGAGGAGACGGCAATGGATTTGAAAGTGTTGATTGCAAAGTTGGGGATGAAAGAGGACGCCACCGAAGAGGAGGTGCTGGCCAAGGTCGTCGAGCTGGCAGCGGGTGGCGGTGGCACCACGGAGGTGGTTGCCAAGGGTGTGCTTGATGCCCTGGGCCTGGAAGATGATGACGACGTGAGCACCGTGGTGGCTTCCATCCACGCGCTGAATCAGCAGACCACCACCATGGTGGCCAAGGCTGATTTTGACAAGCTTAAAGAGAAGCTGGACAAACGCGACGCCGTGGAGATGGTGGCCGCTGCCATGACCGCCGGGAAGGTCACAGCCGCTCAGAAGGGGTGGGCGGAGGACTATGCCGAGAGGGACCCCAAGGGGTTTGAAACCTTTGTGGCCAAGGCGGTGCAGGTGGTGCCGGTGGATAAGCTGCCGGGGAAGACGGAGGAGGCGGGGGCCGCTGGTGAGTTTGACGATACCACCCTGGCGGTTGCCGCCAGTATGGGCAACTCCAAAGAGGACCTGGAGAAGTACGCCGAGGGTTAAACCATGATTTCTTGGGGATAGAGAGCAACCCTTAAAGCAATGTTTTAAACGACAAGGAGAGGATGATGACAGATCGAAACACTGACAAGCGAAACGGCAACGACCTCAGCCTTGGGGTGGCGGCAAGCATCAAGGTAGAGGCGGGGCACATGGGGGCGGTGAACGCTTCCGGTTTCGCGGTGCCCGCATCGGACACCGCAGGGCTGAAGGTGATGGGGCGGATTGAGGAGACGGTGGACAACACCGCCGGAGCCAACGGTGACAATTCTGTGGGAATCCTGCGAAACCAGGCGTTCCACTGGGCCAACTCAGCAACCAACCCCCTTACTGTAGCTGACATCGGGGGGGACGCCTACGTGGAAGACTCCATCACTGTAACGAATGACGCCGGAGCCACCAGCAACATCGTGGCCGGAAAGATCCTGGGGGTCGATTCCAAGGGTGTCTGGGTCGAAGCGCGGTAGCGGATAACGCCAGCTGCCGGTGACGTATCAAACAAAAAACTCAAAGGAGATAAGCTGTGAAGAACATGATTAAGGGAATTTTCGTCGTGATTGGCTTGGCTCTGGTCTGCCTGCTGGGTGGGCCGGTCGAGGCAGGAGAGCTGGCCGGGGAGCTGGCCGGGGACGATTGGCTGGGAATCGGTGGAGGGTTTGCCATGCTCATTAACGCTCAGTCTCTCAATGCGTTGAGAACCAATATCCAGACGACCTTCAACAAGGGGCTGGGCACCGCACCAACCCAGCATGAGCAGATCTGCATGGTGGTAAACAGCACAGCCGAATCGGAGTCATATCCGTGGTTCGGGGATATCGGTGGGATGCGGGAATGGCTGGGTGACAGGGTGGTGCATGCCCTTGAAGGTCATGACTACACCATCAAAAACAAGAAGTTTGAGAAGACCATCGGAATCAAAGCTGACCATGTGGAGGATGACAAGTTCGGGCTGCATGTGCCGCGCATCCAGGAGCTGTCCCGGTTGGCCGCAACCCACCCCAGCCTGCTGGCCTTCCAATTACTGAAGAATGGGTTCAATGAGAAGTGCTTTGACGGCCAGTACTTCTTTGACACCGATCACCCCGTGGGCGATGGGTCCGTCTCCAACATGCAGGACGGAGCAGGGGATCCCTGGTTCCTGCTGGATCTTTCACGGGTCATCAAGCCCCTGATTCTCCAGATTCGCCGTAAGGCCCGCATCATCGCCATGCACAACCCCAACGATCCCAGCGTGTGGGAACGTGATGAGTTTCAGTATGGTGTGGATGACCGGAAAAACGTGGGATTTGGCCTGTGGCAGCTTGCCTGGGCATCCAAGGCCGATATGACCCACGACAACTTTGAAATCGGCGTGTCCGCCATGGGTTCTCTGATGAACGACAACGGCGAACCCCTTGGCGTTGGCGCCACGCATCTTGTCCACATGCCTAAGCACGAAGGCAAGGCCCGTAGGATTTGCATCAGCGAGCTGAAGACTGATGGCTCCAGCAACGAGTGGAAGGGTGCCGTGGAAATGCTGAAGTCGCCCTGGTTGGCGTAACCCTTTAATCCTTTTCCTCCCGCCCTTCGGGGCGGGTATGGAGGACATATACATGATCGAGATTACAGCACGCAGTGATGGTTTCCGCCGGGCGGGCATGGCCCACTCTTCCACCACTAAGAAATACCCGGATGACTTCTTTACCCCTGAGCAGCTGGTGCAGTTGAAGGCTGAGCCTATGCTGGTTGTGGTGGAGGTGGAGGATGAACCTGAAGAGGAGCTGCAGATGGAAGAGCAGGAACCGGTTTCCGAGGAGATCGCCCTTGACCCGGAAGCACAGCTGATCGCCGCCGCGATGAAGGCTGTAGCCGAAGGCAACATCATCAACGGCGGAGCCCCTGCCGTTGACGCCATGGCCGAGATCCTGGGCCGTGAAGTGTCGGCGTCTGACCGGGACCTTGCCTGGGAGGCCATCAAGATCAGCCAGGCCGAGCAGAAGGCGGAGGCGTAACCCATGACCAGCTACTGCACCGTGGATGAGATCCGGGCGTTTATGGTTGAGGATGAGCTGATCCAGCTCACCGATGATGCCGGAACCGGCGAGGTGGTGATCGCCATCGTGATGCTGGCGGTGACGGCGGCGGCCACCGAGATCGACGGGTATCTGTCGGCGCGGTATGCGTTGCCCCTGCCTGAAGGCCAGGGTGGGCTGCTGAAAACCCTGAACAGGGACATGGCCATCCACCACCTTTACCTGCGCAAGCAGGGATCACCCGACCATGTGAAGGACCAGTACGAGCGGGCGGTGAAGCTGCTGGTGAAGATCGCCAAGGGTGAGATGGGGCTGGGGCCGGAAGACCCACAGCCTCCATCCGAAACGGACCTGCCTGAATTCGAATCCTCTCCGGTTGTGTTTGGCCGGGGCAACATGGCGGGGTGGTAACCATGCAGGCACTGATGGCCGCCATCAAAGAGGCGCTGAAGAACGACACCACCCTGAAGGGCTACGTGAAGGGGAATGTGTTTGTCAGCCCCACCACCCAGTACCTGCCCAAGGCAGGGGGCCGGTCGTACAACATCGGCATTGTGCCCGGATCCGAGCCCCGCACGGAGACGCCGGGCGATGTGGTTGATAGCCAACCTTCTGTGCGGATTGTCGCCTGGGTGGGGCTGAATGACCCGGACGACTCGGTGATGGGCAAGGGCAATTACCCCGGCATCCTCGCCATGACCGACGATATCAACGCGGTGCTGGAAACCAAAAGCTTTGCCGGGTGCGAGTGGGGATTCTGCAAGAGCTTCAGCGAGCCCAAGATCTACGGGGAGCATGGGCACCGGGGGAATTTCCTGGTGCAGCGGATTCTCACCTACACCTGGGAGCGGGAGGAAAAACGATGAAACACCGATTGATCCATGGCCCTGACTTTACCATGAGCGACGGCCCCCTTGCCGGGCGAACGTTCCGGCGGGGCGAATCTTACGACGAGGTACCGGCAAACATGGCCGATCGGTTTGAAACCATCGAGCCTGCCGAGACCAAGAAACCTAAGCGGGGAGGCAGCAAGAAATGAACTCCAACCGAATGACCCACAACCTGTTCGCGGCCAGCGCCGGGACCGGGGAGACGGGCATCAACACATTCCAGACTCTGGACACGACGATCCTCCTTGGTGCCTCCGACATCTTCAACCTGGAAGCCAGGCGGGAGAGCAACAGCGACGAGCTGAACGGCAAGGACGAGGCCGACACCATCTACGACAACGGGCGCAAGGGCGCCATGAGCCTGACCTTCGACAAGGCACAGCCCCAACACTTCGCGTTACTCCTGGCCTATGGCCTGGGGGCATGTACCACCACGGCGGCGGGTACCGGCAAGCTCCACACCATCACCCCCCGCGAAGAGGCCATCGACATCAACCGGGACTTGCCCACCTTTACGGGCGGGTATCGCTACGGCAAGAGCGTGCTTAAACGGCTCATCGCCAGCATGGCGGTGGATGGGGTGACGGCCAACTTTGCCGAAGACGACTGGGTAAAGATCAGCGCCCAGCTGAAGGCCACCGGCAAGGTGGAGGACAACGTGACGGAGGAGATCGTCACCGCTGCGGCCAACGCAACCACCCTTAATCTGGCCGCCAATGGGGTGCACGGCTCCTCCGCATCCGATCGCCTTGCCAACATCCACCGGCTTGCTGCCGAGACCAGCGAAGGCGTGTGGGATGATGTCGAGGTGACGGCGGTGAGTGCGGATTCGCCTGCGGTGCTGACCTTTACGGCCCCTGATGTGGCCACCGACGACATCAGCTACAAGGTGCTGTACGTCCCCACCGAGGCAGCGTGGTGCACCTTTCCGGCCCGCGTGCTGGAGTCTGCCCTGCGTGTCTCTGAGGTCCAGGTCAAGCTGGGCGGCAAGTGGGACGGCACAGAGATCAAGGGCGGCAAGGATATCTCCTCTGCCCTCAACTCCATTGAGTACAGCCTGGCCAACGCAGCAGAGGCGAAGTTTGGTTTCGGCGCTGGCGGGGCCTACGCATCGAACATCGAGCGCGGCCAGCGGCAGCAGTCCCTCAAATGCAACCAGGAGTTCCGCGACCTGGTGATGCAGCGGTACATGGACGCGGGCGAGTACTTCGCCGTGCGGATCCTGGCCGAGGGGGCCGAGTTCGACACGGGCCACAAGTACGGGGTGGAGATGATTTTCCCCCGCGTGGGGATCCTCAAACACGACATCAGCGCCAACGGCAAGAAGCTGGCCCAGGCGGGTGACTTGGCGGTGTTGCAGGATGATGTGCATGGGAGCGTGATTGCGAAGGTGAAGAACATGGTGGGCGGCTACGCGGGTTAGTGAGTGGTGAATGGTGAGTAGTGAATAGGGGAATGCCTCCGGCGGCCCTGCCGGGGGCCTGCCTTTTGAAAAGGCAGACAAACAGGATGGGGCGCTGCCCCGACAAACAGGAGGTGACCGTGGCACGACGACTTGGAGCTCAGGAAAATTTTCTCACATTGCATGACAATCTGTCGGACACAAAGATCCGGCTCTATTATCGGATGCCCACCACAAGCGAACGGCAGAGTTATACCAGCAGGCGCTTTGTCCGGAAGGGCAAGAAGATGATCGACAAGACTGAGGAGGTGCGGCTTGCTGACGGCAAAAAGATCCTCACCGGGATCCGTGAGGGGGATTTTGAGAAGCAGCAGGGGGACACTTGGGTGACCTTCAGCAGTGACGAGAAATCGAAGCTTTACGACCCGGACTGGAAGAATCGGGTGGAGAAGGACGGCGCGGATCTGATCATGCTGATGGCGGCGCAGGTGTTTGAAGGCTCGGCCCATGTGGCAGATTCGGACGACGAGGACGACGCCCAGGATGAGTCCGGGGAGGAAGAGAGCCAGGAGTAATCCAGATCCTGGAAGATGATTTGCAGGCGATGCGCAAGGGCCTGTGCAGTGATGCAGAGCACGCGGCCTGTGTGGAGGAAGTAGGGGAGGCGATGCTGGAGTGGCAGTGCGAAAACTGCCCGACGCGAAGGTGGCAGGATCTCCACCCTTACACCCATACACTCCTTCGATTGAGGCGGTTGCAGCAAGCCGGGTATCCGTTTGGTGCGGATGACTTGGAACTTGAAACGTGGATTGACCTGGGACGGGTGAACGAATGTCTGGGAACACAGGCGTAGTCAACATAGCGGTCAAGGTGAAAGACGACGGCGGAGCTAAAGTTATCCGCCTGGTGGGTGAAGAATCCCAGCAGGCGGGTCGCAAGGTTGACGAGTCGTTTAAGCGCGGTGGCCGAACCCTGGGCGATTTCAACAGCAAGGTGGATGAGGGCGCCTCGAAGGTCAAGAAGTTTGGGTCATCCTCAGAAAAGGCGGGCCGTCAGGTAGACGAGTCGTTCGACAAGGGGGGGCGTACCCTGGGCTCTTTCAATAAGCAACTGACCAGCGCCAAGGGCCTGTTCGCCACCCTGGGTATCGGTGCCGCCATCGCCTTGATGGTGCAGTTCGGGAATGTGACACTCGCCGCCGCATCCAACCTGGAGGAGGCCAGCTCCAAGTATGAGACCGTCTTTACGGGACACCAGCGCGAAGCTGACGTCTGGGTGAATACCCTGGTGGACGGCTACGCCATGAGTACCCGTGAGTCCCGCGAATACCTGGGGGCGGTGCAGGACCTGCTTGTGCCCATGGGGATGCAGAGTACGACAGCCGCGCAGCTCTCCAATGAGATTGTCAAGCTGTCTGCGGACCTTGGCAGCTTTAACAACAAAGAGACGGTCATGGTGATGGACGACTACCAAAGCGCATTGGTGGGAAACTATGAAACCATGAAGAAATACGGGGTGGTGCTGAACGCCACCACCGTCCAGGAACGGGCCCTGGCTGAAGGGTATGCCAAGACGAAGGACGAGCTGACCGCCGCTCACAAGGCCATGGCCGCACATCAGATTATCGTGGAGGGAAGCACCGCAGCCATCGGAGATATGGATCGGACAGCCGACGGTTACGCCAACACCAGCAAGAGGCTTTCGAGTGAGTGGGAGGATTTTTCCGCCACAATGGGCACCAAATTTTTGCCCGCAGCGGCCAAGGCCAAAGGCATTACCGCTGATATCCTGGACAACCTGACCAAAGCGATGCAAGAGCCCACGATCGATACGGATACCGTGAGTAGAAAAAGAGAGATCGCGCGGTTGGAATCATTGATTTTGGAGTACGACTCTTTAGATGAACGATCAACAGGGGATGCACGTCTTGATGCGATCCGGAAAGGCAAGCTCAGGAGAGTACGCAGGGAGCTCGAAGAGGTTGAGCAGAGATTACGTGAGATCAAGAGATTGCAGGATGACCGCAATTGGCGAGCTCTTGACGCACAAGATTATGCCTCAACTCCCGACAGATTAGCCAAAGCAGAAGCGGAAGCAAAGAAAGGCGCCCTTGAAAAGGCGATGAAGGAAGCCGACAAACTGGAAACCAAGCTGCGGCGGCAATCATCTGAAGGGTTGATCGCAGATTTGGAGGCCCAGAGGGAGCAATGGATCGCAGCCGGGATGGATAGGGTCCGAGCAGAGGAGTTGACCGCCGGGGCCATCGAGGGAATCCGGGCCAAGGAAACCAAGGACGAAGAGAAACGACTCAAGTATGTGGCCGATCGAACCGCCGAGATCACGATGACCGAGACGGAGTTTAAGATCCGGGCCATCGAGGAGCGGGCCCGAGCAGACAAGGCAAAGGGTGTGGATGCCGTGGCCCTGGAAGCCTGGGCGGCCGCTGAGAAAAAGCGGATCCTGGTGGAAGCGGAAGAGGAGCGCCTGGCAGAGTCTCAACACTTTGCAGATGAGGCGGGTCGGGCCCTGAACGATTATGCAACGGCAGCGGCGGACGTGGCGTCCGGGGTTGAAGATGCCTTCCGCTCTGGCTTCCGTGGCATGGAGGACGCCCTGGTGCATATGGTCACCACGGGCAAGGTCAATTTTTCCAGCCTGGCCAACTCTATCATAGCGGACATGATCCGCATCT